GAAGGTTTGGAAAGAGTTATTTAAGCTGTATTGAGTTGTTAAGGGGTGCTATTGAAAGACCTGGAGAGGTTTATTTCTATTGTGCTCCTACTTATCGTATGGCAAAGGATATTGCATGGAAGGAATTGAAGAGATTAGTACCTAAGACTTGGATACAGAGCAAGAATGAAACAGATTTAAGGATTGATCTGATAAATGGATCGAGTATTGAGTTGAAGGGAACTGAAAATGCTATGGCATTGAGAGGAAGAAGTTTAGCAGGGGTTGTATTGGATGAAGCGGCTTTTATGGAAAGGGATGTATGGGCGGAAGTTATCAGACCTGCATTGGCAGATAAACAGGGTTGGGCTTTGTTTATTAGTACACCTGATGGTACTGCGAGTTGGTTTTATGATATGTGGTGTTTTTGTGGTGAACAGGAGTGGGATGATTGGCAGAGGTGGAGCTTTACGACTATTGAAGGGGGTAATGTTAAGGAAGAGGAAGTGGAAGCGGCAAGAGGGCAATTAGACCCACGCACGTTCAGACAGGAATTTGAAGCCAGTTTTGAGAATTTAACTGGTTTGGTTGCTGTTAGCTTTAGTGATGAAAATATTGATAAGGAAGTAGAGGATCTTCATATGCTGCCCTTGTTATTGGGCCTGGATTTTAACGTTGACCCTATGGCCGGAATCTGTGCTGTGAAGCATAATAATACACTATATGTCTTTGATGAGATCATGCTGACAGGAGGTGCTACCACTTGGGATTTTGCAGAGGAAGTTGTCAGAAGGTATGGAGTTGATCGAAGAGTGATTGCCTGTCCTGATCCTACTGGTAGCGCAAGAAAGACAAGTGGAGTGGGAGTGACGGATCATAATATCCTTAGACGTAATGGTTTTACTGTTATGAGTCCTAAATCACCTTGGAGGATTAGAGATAAAATTACTGCTGTTAATACTGCTTTATATGATGCTGAAGGTGTAAGGCGAACTTTAATACATCCAAGATGTAAAGAATTAATAAAAGCACTTAGAACTTTGACATATGCACCAAATACTGGTTTACCAAACAAAAACTTAGGTGTAGATCATGCTTTTGACGCATTTGGTTATCTTTGTCTACAGCAATTCAATTTGGCAAAACCAGAGACACTAGGGCAAACTTCGTTTAGAATATATTAAGAGTTACTTTTTTTATTATGTATCACGGCTCTCATTCAATGACAGGTAAGAAAAAAAAGAAGAAAAAGAAAAAAACTACTAAGAAAAAGTGAGAAAATTTAGAAGAGTAAAAAGAGACAAAAAAACAGGTGTGCCTAGCAAATACCTTGCTGGTGCGAAAAATAAAGCTGCAAAGGCAAAAGAAATAAAGGAAACTGCCGAAAAATACAGAAAAGGTGAATATATTGATATAAAAGCTATTTCAAAATTACGTTCTCAACAAGATGACTCAAAGCGGAAGAAGAAAACCTCTAAGCGGTAAAATTAAAAAAAGTCTTGAAAAGAAGGCTGAAGGTAGTAGGTTTTACTATGGAGAACTTGCAAGGGTTTATCGTAAAGGTCAGGGAGCTTATCTTTCTGCTGGATCAAGAAATGTATCAATGGAAGCTTGGGCTATGGGTAGAGTAAATAGTTATATGACAGGGCAGGGTGGTGCTAGAACAGCAGATAAGGCTATCTATGCAGAGTATCAAAAAAAACGAAAACGTAAGTAAATGTAAAATAAATACTTCTAAGGTAATATGAAGTGTAATTATAAATTTTTAAAATGATTGAAATTACTGATGAGATGCTTGATGTTATTGAAGCAGTAAAAGGCAAACGTAATCCTGCACTTTGGGA